GTCGCGGCCATCTGATCAGCTTAGAGGAATGCCTCCGTGTCCGTTCGCAGCGGACGCTTGGGACGCTGGACTTGTTGCTGTCGGTATTTGCGATAGTCTGGACGACGTCACTGATGCTCTTGATTTTTATCCCGCTAGTCGTCGTGACGTATTCATCTGTGTTCTTCCTGATGTTAAAGGACTTACTTCTGAAGAACTGGCCCGTTATGTGGAAGACAAGAACGAAGGTCTGGTGGCAGAAGATATGTGGCTTATGGCGTACCACCCAGACGATGACCCATCCGAATACGGACTAGACTATCTGGACGCCGACTGGGAGCCTATTGTCGAAGAAGACTACGCCATGATCTTCGTTCAGCAACTTTCAAAGTTGACTGCTGCATCCTATAATTTGGCGGAGCAGGGCTACTACGACGAGTGCCCATGGAAGACGTACCGCGATCTCGTCCATCGTCGAACTGAGAAGGCGATTCAGCATGGCAAGTTCAGGCCAGACGACATTTAATCTTGCAATAGATGACGTAATCGAACAGGCCTTCGAGCAGATCGGGGGTCAGCCGATTAGTGGTGAGGAAGCCCGGTCGGCGCGTATTGCACTGAACCTGCTGCTTACCGAGTGGCAGAACCGTGGTGTCCTGCTCTGGAAGCTGGTCGATACTCCGGTTACCGTTACCACATCCACGACATCCTATACGCTCGACTCCGACATTATCGACAGTCTCCAGACCACGATCAACGTGAACAGCAACGATCTGGAGATGAACCGGATTACCTATCAGGACTACATGAAGCTGCCTGACAAGTCACAGACCGGTCGTCCCACACAGTTCTCCTTTCTCCGTGGCAAGGACAACGTCAGCATGTACGTCTGGCCGACACCTGATCAGACCTACACAATGAACCTGTTTGCCATGACTCGTGTGCAGGACGTAACAGCCTCGGCCATTCAGACCGGCGATGTCCCGTTCCGATTCCTTCCGGCTCTGGTAGACGGTCTGGCCTACAAGATGTCGATGCGTCGTCCCGGCGTGGACCCCTCAAAGACCACCTTTCTGAAGCAGCAGTACGAGGAGACCTTTGCCTTCGCTCTTGAGGAGGATCGGCAGCGGACGTCCATGTTTATCCGTCCAAGACTGGGATACCTCTGATGGCAACGGGTCGTCGATCAAATGCTATCTGTGACCGGTGCGGTTTCCGGTGCAAGTACATTGAACTTCGCAATGAGGTAGAGGTAGGTGTCTGGGTCTGTCCGGAATGTTTTGACGGCTCGTATAACAGGGTGAACCATCCGCAGAACATGACGAACGTAGACACAACAGATGATCCCAGTCTCGACCATCCACGTCCTGATACGACTGCTGACACATCTGCAACTGACGGAAGCTGGACACCAGACGATAGTTCACCCGCATATCATAATGGACAGGCAAACTAATGGCACTATCCTATTCACAACTACGGACCAACATTATTGAGTCCACCGAGAATGACGGCACGGAGTTTGCCGGTCAGATCGACCAGTTCATTGCACGAGCCGAGGCACGGCTGACCATTGACATCGACGATGCCGGTCTGACGCAGCACCAGTATTCCCAGCTTGTTGCATCCGACCCGTTCCTCGGATTGCCGACAGGATTTACCATCGTCGAGTCTGCCAACATAACGGCCAACGGGACACGCATCAATCTGCTGAACAGGAACGTGGACTTTATCGCAGACTACTGGCCCGTCCGTACATCCACCGGTACGCCGAAGTATTACGGACTCTGGGACGACAATACGATCATCGTGGCTCCGACGCCCGTCTCTGCATTTAATATTGAACTTGCTTTTGTCGCTGAACCAACGGCCATAACATCGGTCAATCCGACAAACTATTACACGGCAGAGACACCCAATGCCCTGTTCTATGCCTGTATGGTCGAGGCAGAGTTGTTCAACAAGAACTACGAAGTTGTTAAACTTTGGACCGAACTTTACACTAAGGAAATTGAATTGCTCCGCAATCGTGCCCGTCGTGCCCGTCGTGACGATCTGGAGCCGCACAACCAACAGGCCAATAACGCCAATACACTTACCGGAGGCCCATAATGGCTATTACTTCAGGAATCTGTATTTCCTTCCGCAAGGAAATTATGCTGGGTGAGCATGATCTGGACACAGATGCACTTAAACTTGCCCTCTATACTTCGGCAGCTTCGCTCTCCGACGGAACAACGGCGTACACGGTAACTAACGAAGTTGTC